GCAGACAAATCCTCTCCAGAAGCACGCGATATTATGAGGGAAGCGGTTGGACTTTCGAAACGTCTTGACCGTATTCTCTTATGAAAATACCTTTTTCTGAGTTAAAATTTAAAATTCTTGATGTACCATGAAAGTCTATTGCCAATGGGTTGACAAAATTGTCGACGAAAAAGAGGTATCGCAGAAATACTGTATGCCTCATGTGAGGGACAGAATGCCCCCAGGCGTCGACGGTATCGTCAGTTGCGAGCGATGCGGAAAAAGCCCCCAGTTACGGCTTGCTTCCGAAAAGATTGAGAAGAAAAAAGATGAACTTCTTGGTCAATTACGGGAGTCTGATCAGTAATGATTACCGATGAATGGGCGACAAAATTTGCGCGTATTATCGCCGACCATATTCTTCCAGAGAGAGGATATATTGGTCTGTGTCGAGATGTGAGTTATCTGACTGGTGAAGTAAAGGGCGAGCCATGCATAGGCCCGAAGACAAATTATTATCGCATACCATATGTGCGCGATGATGATTTTTACTCCGTGAAAAAGGGCAGAGTTTATATTCTTTGCAATAGCAGAGACCTTTATTTTACTTCAGTCGGTAAAAAGCCATGGAAAAACATTGAATATATGTTTATTTCCGATACCGCCGACAGGCCAGTTGCGAAGTGCTATCAGCGAATATGGAACTGTCCTGTTACCATGTTTAATGGTGATACGGCGTTATTTGTTGAAGGAGATTTGGAAATCACTCTTGATTTCTAATTTTTCCCGTTAAGCCTATCGGTAAACAGTGATACCTATATAAAGGTATCAGTGATAACCGTTAGGCGCGGAGAAAAAAATGGCACTATCAGACATTCCAACCGAAGAACTGCGTAACGAATTACTTCGCCGCAAGTCGTTCATAGTGGGTGACGTAAAACTTTACCTCGGATTTGATAAAAATGATGTGGTTCTCAAGAGTGAAAAGAACCAGTTTACACAAATCGAGATTCGGTTTTGCGCCTATTCACAGCGAGAAAAGCCCGTTGCAATTTACGGGACAAAGAACACACACTTTGAATGGTTTGATGACGTTTACGGGTGAGGTATGAAACAGCGCACGATAAGAGTTTCTTTGTCTGGTGATAAGTTCTATGACCATCTTGCTATTGTAAAATCGTGCGATGGAAGGGCATATGATAAAGGCTCGAAGCAGTGGGTTATTCCTCTTACCGAGGATAATGTTCAAAGGTTGTCCCTCATTCCATCTCTGACTGAACAGTTGGAAGTGGAAATGCAGCGGATGAAATTAGAGGAAAGCCAACTGACAAAAGATGCCCTAAAACTGAAAGAAGAGTATCCATTTCTTTTCGATTATCAGGCAATTGGTTCTTATTATGCATTAAATAAGAAATTCTTCCTGATAGCCGATGAGATGGGACTTGGAAAGACAGTTCAGTCGATGCCCCTCATTGACAAGTATATGAAAGAGGACAGGCTAGTTATCATATTGGCCCCCAAGACCCTCTTACCTCAATGGCGAGATGAAATAAAACGATTCATCGGATACAAATCTGTCATTGTGGATGGAACGAGTCGAAAAATTCAGAGATTAACGACATATAATTCGAACATGATTATCTTATCGACATATGAATCCTTTGCAATCGATGTAAAGAGCATTGCGATAGACTGGTCGAATGTTGTCGTGATTGCTGATGAAGCATCAAAATTCAAGAATACCGCGACACAAATCTGGCGCGCATTGAATTTTATTCGTCCTCGTGTTCACTCGTTTATTGCGATGACTGGAACGCCTATAGAAAATTCTCTGCATAACTTCTTTAATATCATCACGATTATCAATCCAGAATTTATGACGGAACGGGAGTTCAGGAATAATTATTGTATCTGGGAATCCAATGGCTATGGCTCCAGGATCGTCGGATACAAGTCGCTTGGCGCATTTTTGAAACGTGTATCTGGCATTATGATACGACGTAGGAAAAGCGATGTCACGGAATTGCCCGAAAAGGTTGTTCAGAATCGTGTTATCGACTTGAGCCCATCGCAGAAAAGACTTATAAGTGGTATCCGATCTTACGCCGAAGCAAATTGGGGAACTGAAAATGCAATGCAGGCAATGATGCTTCTTCGTGAAGTAGTTGACTGCCCGCAGTTATTTTACAGTTCATCTTCACCACTCATTAAATCACTCAAAATGGGTAAGTATGTTCCGACTGATGTCGGTGGAGATCTCGGTGGAAAATTGCCTGAAGTTCTCGGTGTCATAGATGAACTTGGTGAGAATAAGGTAATTATCTTTACCCAGTTCAAAACCATGGCGAGGATTATTCGTGATTATATGCTGGAGCATAATTATCGTAAGCCTCTGCTCCTGACTGGCGATAACAGTCAAGAAGAACGGATGCGTGGTATCGAGGAGTTCAAGGAAGGGAAATATCAGGTAATGATAGCGACAGAGATTTTTAGTTATGGTATGAATCTCCAGTTCGCCGATATCCTGATTAATTATGATATTCCATGGAACCCTGCTCGACTGAATCAGAGGATTGACCGTATCCACCGTATCGGAGCAACACGAGGCAAGATAATTATCAATTTGATTGCAGAAGACATTGAAGAAAAAGTTTACGACGTAGTTAGGTCGAAGCAGGATCTGTTTGACAAGGTTGTTAACGGAGAAGCAATCGACGATGACTCCGTAAGAAAAGAGATTCTTCAGAAACTTATTGGAGAAGATTAGAGAATATGATTCAGGCTAGAATTGATTCTCGAAATGAGACCATTCTTTATCAGGAGAATGACCATATGAAACCTGGAAATGGTCTTCAGTTTGTAAGGTTTGGCAGAAAAGAACCCTATGATATGGCGGAATTCCATCCGCAAGGGGTATTTTTTATGCCACGAGTAAAGCCGATTTCATGGATTTGTCTATCAGTAGACGAATTTCTTGAAAACATGGAGGATATTTGCCGTAAGGAGAAGGGTTTTTTTGATCCTCCAGTATGACTATTTTTTCCCATAAAGCCTAATCGTGATTAGTCCTAATCGTGATTAGGCGTGGAGAAGAAATGGAAATGACATCAATGAGTCCAGATATTGTAAAGATGGTGAGCGCAATCATCGAGGTAATCGAGGACAATCATGGTTATACCGTTGATGAAATCGATTACGAGGATGGTTCGCTTACTATCTCATTCAGCGATTGAGGAAAAATATGTCCGAAACAATCGTAATTAGCACGGAGTTGATGAACAGAATAAGGAAACTATATTTTCGTATAGTTCCAGAACCTGTTTTAAGACAACATCCGTATGTGTCATATGATGAAATGATTTCATTGGTTTTTGAGCACTTGCAATATCAGGAAAACGCGCGCATTGCATATCTCGATGCGTTGCAGGCGGAGGTTGAATCTTACCTCGATAACCCATGTCATCATGATGTCTGTATGACGTCTGGATTACTAAATTCAGCACAGAAAATGCTCGTAGTTCGAATAAAAAAAGATTTATTTGGAGACAGAAATGCAGTATCCAAATCTGAAAGTCAGATACCGTCGAATAAATGAAGATGATCAGGTAAAACTCGACTCGATTGTTGACCTGAAGCAGCAGGGAGCGGATGTTCTTTACGTTATCCGCTTCTTCAAATCGACGAAAAAGTATTACCTTGCGAAAACACATTGGAAACCCGACGTAAAGAAATTTGTCGTCGATATGTCCAAGGGAGATTATATTCTGTTTCATTCAAATCTTGATATTCTGAAGCAGAATATTCCACTGGAAGGTGTGTTTTGAAGTTTCTGAATATGACCCAGCATGTCATACGGCTGATTACCGAGGACGATAAAGTTATTCGACTTCAGCCGTGTGGCACGGTTGTAAGAGTTATTCCGAAATTCAAACCTGCAGAACTTGGTGTTATCAAAGGCATTCCAGTTATTCAGACATCATTTCATACCGACGAGGGTGAATTAAGCATAACTGGCCTCGATGTAAACAATCTTGATAAGGATATAATTTACATCGTATCCACAATTGCCGCGCAGGTAATAAGAAAGCCCAATGTGGTTTCGCCTGCTACCATCGATGAATGGGTTGTCAGATATACAGACAATCACGAAGAGGCAGAGAAATCTCCCTTCAGAATTTACTGGCCCCAATGTTTCGGTCAGGTTTATGGAGTGCGCGCACTCCAGTCATTCAAGTGAGGTAAAGAAAATGATTGAGATGAAATATCCGATTCCCGAGGAAATGTTCAATATTCCGTCGCATTCTACTAACAGGGCATTCTTTATAAGAATCAGTCGTGTTGATAATGAGACGATGAAACTTGAACTTCTCGAAAACAGAAAAGACAGGAATTTGAATACTATCTACGAATCGACGTGGAAAGAAAAACTCGTAAAGGTGGATTGATGGGTAGAATAGATCCCGATGATTATGTATTTTATTGCATTGCGTCGTTGATATTAATAATGTTCGCGGCGGCGTATGTAATTGATACGTCGGAACTTCCGACTGTCTATGGCTTTGGTGACGATCCCCAAGGTGCTTTAGATGCAGCATGGTCAATACGTTCCGAACCTATCGAGCATCTTATTATTGTCGACGATGAAACTGGAGAAATTCTTGCACAATTCGTCGGTAATGAGTCGTCAGCATCGGTTCCAGGAGAATACCTTTATTTAGTAGAAGGAGCAATTGTTATACATAATCATCCGCCACCATGGGGAGCCGCACGATTTTCTGATGCAGATCTGGAGTTCCTTAATTCTACCAAATGTGATGAACTTTGGGTTGCGACAGAAAAATCATGCACTTCCATCGACTCGGATGGTTATATCGAGAGACAATATTGGAGTTCGTTAGGATATGGATGATAGAATCAGCGCATACAAAACACTTCTTTTTCTCGAAAAGAGAAACGAGGATGGGGAGTGTGTTGATCATCAGTGTCATGAGGAATGTCTCAAGGCACTGCATGGTGTTATAGCCGCTGGTGAATTAAAACATTCTCAAAGCGATCTGAAGAATTTCGATGGCTTGGTCTGGATAGAATTTATCGGCGAGCGGATGAGATATGGGAACAAAAAAATGATGCAGTATAAGGAAGATATGGAAAAAGGACTTCCAGTCGTATCTGCATATAATTTCTGGCTTGCTTACACACAGTTCTATACCATTCTCTTTGATGAATTGGGCGATATGTTATGCCACGATTACAATTCTATTCCAAGAGAAGCGGCCAATGGACTAGAACAAGCCTTTAAAGACCTTATTGAGTTCTCTCATAAGCAGTAAATTATATATACTTTTAATCATATATATGTATATATGGTAAAAGCGGTTACGAAAACACAGGGAACCACTTTCCCTGACTTCTTTAATTCAGTGCCCTTTGGTTCTGAAAATTCAGAGAGCGCTAGGTCTCTTTGGATAAAGAGTCGAATGAAAGTATCCTATGACACTTACAATCGTATCATTGGAAAACTTTGCCTTGTTGACGTGCATGGTGAACCTCTTATTCACCGTCGAAAGTCTGGGGTATCGTTTCTTTACTGGAGAGAACTAAAAGAATTTCCAGTCGATGTGAGATATATCGAATGAATTACGATACGGCAAATGGAATAATCTTGATTGCACTGATGATTATTGCGTTGGTAGCATGGTCTTCTATCGTTCTACTGTTCCTGCTGTTTATCGTGTCATTACTGGCATGGTGGCAGTGGCTTGTAATTGGAATTCTTACGACAGCAGCAATTGCAATTATAAGTGCAAATCAGTGGAGGTAACAAAATGTCAGACGTATCATTATCAGCAAAGAAAGAAACAGGGGTTCTTGAGACCAACAACACCCCAATGAAACTCGACGAGTCAAAACTCAATGAAGAACAGAAGAAAATGCTTGCAGAGTTCCGTAAAAAGAATGCGCGCAAGATTCCAGTAGACGTTATTGAGGGTTGGTTTGCCGAGATTGCAGAAATGGACGAGGAAAAATTCCCAGCCTTCATGGAAAAACTGCTCAATGCAGACCATGATTACCATTCAACAACGGCGGCCTGCGTATGTCTGGCCCTCGCTGCAACAAAGGCTTTCAACAGACGTCATATCTTTACGGAGAAAGATCAGGGGCTCAAGATTGCCAATGGTATTTATGCTTCGATGACTGGCATCGGAGATGACCCGTTCCGAGTCTATGAGTTCTATTCTATTCTCGATCCGAACTGCGACGGACAGATTGTATCAATTCCACCGCAGATTTTTGCCGTGCTTCGGACAAAGGCAAGTCAACTTCTCAAAGAACAGCCCGATGCTCCCGATGCGCTCAAGAAGCGCTGGAAGCAGGTGGCCAATGGGAAGTTGCCCGAACCATGGGTAGTAAGAGAATCCAATTAAACCCCTTTTTATTCTCTTACCTTATTAATTAATTATCATAGAGAGCAATATTATAGCGGGGATGATCGAGATGGACTGGAAGAAACTGGCTATAATGTTTCTATTCATTATTTTTCTGCAATGTGGTCTTTATTTTGGCCTTGGATATTATCATTATACTCATAAAGTTACTGTAGTTGAGAACAAAACTGGCAAGTCTACAGAACACATCAAGATCTACGATGTAATGGTTTTAGAAAAGTCTGACGAAGAGCGTGTAAGGCGCGCGCTAATGCTTGCTCCTAATGCATATGGATTTAATTTCATCGAGCCAAACGAATCTCGTTATTACCTAGACACCAATGGAGTCCCATTTCCCAATGAGAATGAGACATTTATGGTAATTGTGGCACATGAGGAAAATTATCCTAATGCCGATTGCGCTGGTTATACGATGTATAATTCGGAGCGTGTAGTCGTCCTGGTGAAAGAATCTTATCCAGACATGATTATTATGAACATAATTGTGCATGAATGCACTCATAATTTAGAGGGCGATGAGAATACCATTGATAAACTTTACATCTATGAGTCCGAGGTTAATTACTGGGGCACGCAGCAGTGGTATTTTACCGACAGGGAATTGTCAGGTAATGGTATGTCTGGGATGTTCAGCCTGATGGTAATCGATAATTACATGATTACCAATCCCAAATACTAATTTCTCCTAATCTATGCTAATTTAGTAGTCGTTACCTCGTTTATTTTTATATTTTGAAATTAAATTACTATAAACAGGAGACGACATATGAAGAAATTTGCCATTATGGTTATTGCCCTTATGATGCTTGTTATAGGTTTTGCAATGGCAGACTCCAGTTATTCTATGCAGATGACTGGGATTTGTTCTGGCACAGCAAAAATATCCGAGGATTCGGTTATGAAAACTTCGGAAGGACTGTTCTCTTCGAAGGTAAATACCTTTGATATGAATGGCATCAATGGTGCAACGCAGTATGCAAGAATCGTCGAGGGAAAAAGTTCTGGTTATGACAATTCGATAATGTCTTCTACCGCCGTAGCATATGACAATGGTGGCTTTGGTGGCAGGCTTATTGGTGGCGAAGGTGTTTATTCAATGATGTCTTCGCAGGGAGATTTTTTCTACGCCGCACCATTCAGTGAGCAGGCATCGTCAGAATTTACTGTTGATCTGAACAGGGGAATGTTTGCTTCGGAAACTTCGATGTCCAGTGCAATTCAGCCGAACCTGACCAATGGGGTATCTCTTACCGCTATGATATCTGATGCAGATGGTTCGATGAGAGCACGCTCTTCGATATCATCTATCGAGGGATATAACAAGTGCAGCGACAACTCGACAATTTCAATTCCGACGTCTGAATCGTCTTATTCATCTCGCATAAGTATGAATGGACAGTTCTCCAATTCATTCAGTTTCAATTATGCATCTACCCATGGAAACATTACTTCAACATTTCCATCGACAAGGTTAGCACCTTGTTGAGGATAACTTTTTTTCTCAAAAAAGAATTAACGGAATTTCCACGCCGCAATGAAATCTTCTGGATGCATTATTATGATTCCAGGAGACGTCAGGTAAGGATCGACAACGACCTTCATAGGCAGAAATGGTATTGATTTTATATCTGCCGAGGCGATATTGTGATCACGGGCCACCTCCAAAATCTTACGGAGGATGGAAAAGTAGGTGGCCGACAATTGTGTTTTGACAAGTTCTGGATCTTGAGCAAGCAATTCTCTGCTTAAGGAGAAATTGCGTTGGAATGTCAGATTCATTGAGAACTTCGGAAGATAATTCCATGCTGCAATGTTCGCATTGTCATATGGTATTATCTGCAGACTCTTTGCGAGTTCTGCATCCTTGGAATTAATTGGATAATACTTTTCAACGATTATCTCTTTCATTTCTTCAGCGGTCAAAAGATGCATTAGTATTTCCTCTCACGCACTTCATTAAAAAAAGCATCGACGTCATTTATCTCTGGCATGAATTTTGTCAATTCTGCAATGTCTCTCTTGAAGTAGACATGGGCACTGACAGAGGTATCAGAATACCATCCGACATGAACGCCAAGGGTGCGCGCGACCATTTCCTGCATTCGTGTCAGGGCATACATATTTGGCCCCATGGCAGAAAGAATGTCGCGGCTCCTGAACTCGACGCTCATATTCAGTTTGCCACCACGGATGAGGAATTGGATGCGCTGAAGGCAAGGTGGTTCTTTGCTCCGCAGATCAATTTCAGGAACCCATGTGATTGCTTGCGCGCGCCTAGTCATAGGATTGCGCTTCAGAGCGACTAGAACCTCGTTCATCTGGTCGAGGACAAGATTATCGCGCATGAGTGGATAAGCGAAAAGTCTGTCGTGGTAAGTGTATACGAATTCCTTATCGCTTCCATTGAGCAAGTCACTGACGTATTGTTCCATGGCATTCTCTCGGAACATGCAAGAAGGAGAAATGCGTGGCTGTTCCAGGGGGTTAGGAATAAACACGTTGAGGGGCTCTTCGAGTTCAAGTGTTTCCTCGTTATCTTCAGTCTTCAGATACATGCCGCGCTTTACTACGCGCTCAACAGCCCTTCCATGGGCCGTACCAACTGAAAAGTCTCTTATGATTTGCATAATTATTCCCCAATGTAATCTTCGTCTTCGGTCTTCTTACCTGCGAAGATAGCGAATCCTTCCTTGGTAATTTCAGTTCCATTCACGTTGCAGATCCTGACATACATTCTGTGCAATTCATCGTTAGTGACAGTTGCAGGACGAATGAATTTCGCATTATTATCAAGGGTGTTCGGTGGTCTTATGAAATATCCTGCGATGAGAGCCTGATCAACAAAGTATTGTGCTTTGTTTCTTCCAATGCCGAGAGCATCTGCAACGATAAATCCAAAGTCAGTTTTGAGTATTGCCCTTGCATTGAAAAGTTCGGTTCTCATGGCCATATTATTAGTAACGCGCTCGTCGTTAACAAATACATCGGCCATCATGCAGGAGATTGCTTCAATGGACATGTTCTTACCATGCTTCTCGAAGAGTTCAGAATAAGGCATGTCGATATACTGATAGACGGAACATTCTTTCAAGACCCTCGCCAGGCGTGGATTTCTTGATTTAATAAGGTCGTAAACCTCCTCTTTTATGGTTTTCATACAAACTTATTAGTTTTGAGAACTATTTAATAATTATGGTTCTTCCATAAATGTCGGAGTAATCAGGGGGAAGTATTAAATATGTTATGGGAGTAATATATAATGAGGAGATAGCCATGGAAGGTATTGATATTTCTCTGATCAAAAATAAGAATATTAAGGGATGTATTATTTGTCAGAATCCCAAAATTGCCGCAATCGTTGATCCAGCAATTTTTAACGCAGAATGTGATTTCAAAACTCTCAAAGAACGCCTTGCTTCTGATGGTTTTTACGTTGAAATCGGTGTAATTTCCAACCATGCCAAGCATGTTTTTTACGACGACAATCAGGAAATCATACCCGCGCCAGTTGATATTTCGTTGGAAATGGTTTCTATCGAGAATCTCACAAATATCGATATCGTCAAAGAAGGTATTGCTAATTTGATGAGAGCGGAAAAGAAAATGCTGGCTGAAGGTAAGGAGGGCACAAAGGGCTATCTCGAAGTTATTGTTGAGAAGCGCAGACTCATTGAACTTAAGGCCAAGCTTGAAGGAGAACTTCAGGAAAATGATGGAGATAAGACAATTATTATCCCGTCCTATATTCAGAAACTGGAGTAAATGGCGTCTATTGTTTATCATGGGAAACAACTTTCCCTTTACAATATAGCAAAATATATTCTTGAGTATGATAAATTAGGCCCAAAACATAAAGAATGGTGTGACCGTTACGAGGAAATCAAGAAATCGGGACGTCAGCGTATCCTTTTGATGAAGCCTCGTGGAACTTACAAGACAACCATTTACTCCGTTGCCAATATCATTGATATTCTCATGGAAGATTGGGTTGCTACTGGTGGAACTTTTGATAAGCGTATTCTTCTTACCTCGTCTACAGAAGACATGGCAATTCAGATTCTTTCCGAGGTAAGGCAGCATCTGAAGAACAATCCGAATCTGAAAGAGTTCTTCGGGTATGATCCCGTCGAATCTTACAATCAAAGAGAAATTCAATTGTTTCCGCGCTCTGTTCACAAAGAGCCCAGTATCAAAGCGAAAGGAGCAATGAGCGCCATTGTGTCGGAACACTATGATGTAATCATTGTTGATGATCTTTGCTTTGATAAAGAAACAGAGGTTTTAACAAAGGAAGGATGGAAGTATTTTAAAGACGTGGGAATGAATGACCAATTCGCTACCATTGATGACGAAGACAATATGTATTATGAATCACCAACACGACTTATAAAGAAACCATATAAGGGCGAAATGATTGGTGTAAATCATAAGCATTGTAATTTCCTCGTAACTCCAGACCACAATATGCTTTTTAAGAAAGGCCATTCTAATGATTATGAAAAATATCCTGCATCTGAAATAGAAGGAATGTATGGTAAATTCAAAAAGACATTTAATTGGACTGGTGTGCGACAAGAATTTTTCGTCTTGGAAGCTGCTGAATATAGGAATGGGGCGAAAGAAACAGAGAAAGTTATTCCCATGGATGATTTTCTCCCCTTCCTTGGACTCTATCTTTCCGAGGGATGTATTCAAGCAAGATGGACTAAACCTAGTCGAATAATGATAACACAATCGTATGTAAAGAATCCAGAGACATGCGAATATGTTCGTAAAGTAATGTCAAAACTTCCTTATAAGGTAAAAGAATACAAGAGTGCTGAAAATATTAATTTTACTATCAATTCTACTGTGCTTGCTACCTATTTGCACCAGTTTGGTCATTATGCAATAGAGAAATTTATACCTCGGTTTATTTTTGATCTTCCTAAAGAACAAATTGATTTATTCCTAGAAGCATATTTTATTGGTGATGGTTATTGGTCATCACACAATGAACGTATATTTGGTACATCTTCACCAAAAATGGCCGATGATCTCCATGAGTTATGTTTGAAAGCAGGCAAAAATGCTTCAAAACGCACATATAATTCTTATACCGTAACACCAGATGGAAAAGAACATGATACTATTGTATATAGAGTAGGCGAGACCAAAGAAAAATTTAATGAGGCGTGTGTAAGAAATAAACATTGGTATCGCCAAGAATACGATGATTACGTCTACTGTGTGGAAATTCCGAACCATAAAATCCTTATTAGGCGAAACGGAGTCCAATGCTGGCTTTTCAATTGCAACAACGATGATAGAGAGTCTTTTGCTGTAAGGGAGCGAAAGAAGCGGTGGTTCATTGATTTGATCTCAATTCTCAATCCGACTGGTCTTCTCCTGGTCGTTGGCACTCGCTGGCATTTGGATGATGTATATCAGTATATTCTGACAAACAACCCTAACCTGCCGCAGAAAGATCAATATCATATTGAAATTGAGGCTATTTATGATAAGGACACAGGACAACCTCTTTTCCCATCAATCTATTCTATGGAGGATATTGATCGTCTAAAGGTGGAGAAAGGTCTCGTCGAATTTTATTCACAATATATGAACGATCCGCTCCCTGCAGAGACCCATCTCTTCAAAATAGAAGAGTTTAAGTTCTATACCGATTACGATAAAGACTTCGAAGATGCAAAGCATGTTATCTATGTCGACCCTGCACTTGGTCGAGAGTTGGATTACAGTGTAATTATTGTAGGTGCAATCAAAGATAACAAGTTCTATCTTCGAGACGTATTCGCTTCAAACATCATCACACCTGATAAACTCATTGTTCAGATTGAGTTTTTTTTCCATCGATATAATGCTCATATCGTTGGAATTGAGGCCAACCAGTTCCAGACATTATTTGCCCAGTCTGTTAAGCGCCGTGGTATACCAGTCCATGAGGTAAAGAACTTCAAGAAGAAACAACTTCGTATCGAGGGGCTTGCACCTTATGTTACGTCTGGTGTAGTTTTATTCCGTGACGACTGGATGCAACACAGAGACTATCAGGAGGCAATTGAGCAATTAGTTAAGTATCCAGTTCACAAACACGATGATGCGCCAGATGCGCTTGAAGGTGCTGTGAGATTAGGATTACGAAATCGTGGTATCTATACTTCAATCGCAGGTTTGCTGCTGGGGGCAAAGCGAAAATGAAAGAAACGCCCCTTGAATACAGACTTTATGTTCTTCTCGGTAAGCTTAAAAGGGAGGGAAAACAAAAGATTGAGGTAAGAGAATTAATGAAGATTCTTAAGATAAGACACCACGAACCAGACGTAATCTTATATGTTATCAGAAAAGTAATTGAATTGGGTTATAAGGTGAATATCTATGGCAGAGACTGAAACAACAAAACAAAAGCGCCCATCCGTTGAGGATGCAGATGTTATCATCGGGCGCGAAGGCAGAAAGTATATGCTTGCTGCCGATTCCGCCACCAGAGTTAATCAGGTAACGCAGGCTGGAGCATGGCAGGGATTTGAACCGACTACAGGGAATAGATTTATTCTCTATGAACAAATCGGAGATCTTAATCCGCACATTTCTATACCGCTGACAAAATTGTCACTATCATTGGTGAAGGGCATTCGCTTTACCTCTGGTGATCCGAAAGTACCAGTTGATGAAGATCTCATCAAGGACTTCGAAGCATGGTCGAAAGAGATTAACTTTAGATCAAAACTTCAGACCATGACCCGACTGATTGTAAAAAACGGAACATTCGTCGGAAAAGTTGAAGAGACAAAATCAGCAACTGCAGAAGGCGGCAAAGTATTTGATTTCCAGCCAGTTATGATGAAATACACGACTCTTTTGCCAAAAGGAGTAAAACCTGGCGACAAACCAGATACGGTATTAATGCCTCCAATTGTCACGGCCTATATTAATGAGGGTGATGAGAAGCTGCAGCAGCAAATCAAGGAAGACAAATTGATTTATGCAGCCATATTCCCCTATGACAAGCCGTTTGTTGATATTTATGGTCGTGAGACATATGGTATTTATGGACTGTCCTTACTCGATGCAATCCATGATACATTCATGCGGTATCTCGATCTGGTGAAAGGATACACCGAGTATATCAGAAAATACGGAGTTGGCCGCTATTTCTACAATTATTCTTCTCTTGAAGAAATTCTGAAAGATGGAGATATTGATACCGTAAAGAAACTCATCGCCGAGCTTCGTGATACCGTCCAGTATATTCAGGAGAATGAGGATATCGTCGGTTGTGGTTTTGACATCAAAAATCTCGACCAGAGTGGAACCAACATTGATATCGTCAACTTCAAGAATTCACTTGAAACTGATATTCAGGTAGGATTGATGCAGCAGCCCTTGACCATGGGGCGGGCCGAAGGAACTACCTATGCATCTGGATATGTATCCGAAGCTGACCGTCTTATTGTGCTGGAAGGATTGCAGGAAATGATTCAGGATCTTGTCAATAAACAGATTATTGATAAGCGTCTCGTCTCGATGAGCAAGGAACCTGGCCTCGTAAAAGTTGTCTTTGAGGAACTGTCCCAGCCGTCCATCGTATTCAAAGACCTATTGCTGGCCTATGAGGATGGTATTATTGCACGGAAAGAAATCAGAACCCGCGCTGGTCTTGAAGGAGATGTATCTGATCAAGACATCATGGAAGGCCGAGAACTAATCTTTACAGTGCAGCAATCGGCAATGGGCGCGGTTAAGAGTGGAGATGAATCAAATCAAGACAAAGATGCAATTGGAATGGAAGCCAGAAAAAGTTCTCGTCTAGGAACTGCCATGGATGAGAAGACCACTCCAACCGCTCCGAAGAACCAGACACGTTCAAATTGATTGAACCGAAACCTTTATCTTTTTTTATCACTAATATTGTAGTGCATGAATGCTCTTACAGAAACTTCTCGTCAGAAACGTATTCAGGAGCATCTCATTTCACTCGGGTATGTATGGGTTAAACATCCGAAGTTCAATGAATTTTATACCAGAGGAAATATTGCCATCGTTGTTACCTATAAGATGGTTCAATTTTTCATCTACGATAGAGAACGAAAACAAACAGATGATATGATCTGTCGGTTTAGTAAGTCTCTCGATGAAGCACTCTGGAAAAAGTTCGCTGAAGATCTTTTGAATTATCCGATTGATGAGTGCTTTGAAATGATGTATTCGGAGATTGAAAAGACTATTAACGAAGGTAAGATACTCCTTCAGAGGTAGCCATATGGAAGAAACAGAAACTAAAACAATTATGCAGGAACTTGCTGATCTCTGTCAGGAAATTTACGAGAAGTCATATCATGATGTATTTGACTTTGGTGAATATTCTGACGAAGAACTGCAGGAACAAAAAGCAATGCTTCTTCGTAAAAAGGAGTTATTGGCTAACCTTCACCTCGAAACGATTGTTGAACAAAAAGAAATCCCCGAGCCCAATGGAGAAGACTTCTTCACGCTTTGGAACAGATTATGGGATATGCGAATTGAATCGCAGCCAGTCCTGCGTGAAATCTACTCCGTGGTAGCATTATCACAGATCTTCAAGAAAGTGAAGATTTATCGTGGTTCTGTTGAAGAAGATATTCGTGTTCATTCCTGCGTTATTATGCCATCAGGAACAGGTAAGTCAGAGGGTAATGATTTCCTTTACCAGTTCGCAATGCGAAATGGAAAAAAGTATTATTCTATTGAGCGATTTACCGATGCTATCCTGACTGGTTCTATCAAGCGCGGGATATTGGATAGAAATACTTCGAAGGGATTAAAAGAGGGAGATATTGGATGGAAAGACCCGACCACTCCATCGGTATTGACGACGTATGATTATGTGGTCTCTGATGAAGGAGAGTCGATCCTGAAATCATCCCGCCAGACCGAGGGCGCTCAAAGGCTTCTACAGAAGGCCATGAACCGTTATGGTAGTGAGGGGAACCTGCTGACGAATAATCTGGTTGATGGTGAAATAACCGCACGTCCAGACTGTTCTATTGCTATTACCTCGTATTACCTCGACGAGTTTAAGGACACACTCCTTGAACGTGGTCTCCTGCAGCGTATGATCGTCTATATCCAGGAGGAGAACGAAGACCGCAGAACGAAGATTATTGACAGAATTATCGGTGACATTGCATCCTTTACTGATAACAAAGATGAAGCATACGCCGAAATCTTTGAACGTAAAGATCTTGTCGATGGTTATTATGCTCATCTTGTGGCAGAAGTAAATCGACTGAAGAAGATTCATCAGGACACGGAATACGTCGTCATGATGGATGAATCGAAACCGATTCTTCGTAACAGTATCGATGAGCTCCGTAACATCATGCCGATGCTCGTTGGCCAGAAACAGATTTGGGAATCAATGATTTCACGTCTTACGGTGAATATCTTGAAGATCAGTGCCATTTATGCGCTGGCCGATGGCCGCGATTATATAATGGCAAAGGATACTACAAAGGCCAGTTCATTGATGATGGAGACCATGCGCTCTGTAGCATTCTTCCTGAAGGATAATGTACAGACGAAAATGGATAATCGCACGGTGCAGGTTCATGCTCGATTGAAAGCCAAGAAAGGTGGTTATTTCTTATCTGAAAAGGAATGGGTTGAATATCTCGTCAAAGAGATGGGATTCTCGGAACAACAAGGCAAGATATTAATCAAGAATTTCATCGACAACGGTAAAATGTCTTATCGTGCAGACAAAAAGTTGGTGTTATCATGAGCAAACCAGATCCATTTATCAACACACTTTGTTTTAATGGTTTCAAATGCAGAGGAAATCATTGTAAGGCATGGAATGGAGGAGAAAATGATTGTGAATTTATCATGGCTGCGCGCGAACAACACTATGCATCTCGTGGGATAGTTAATATAGTGCCGCAGAAATTGGTTTCAGAATCAAATACTTCTCCGTCGACCACAAAACCCATAAAAGCGAAGAAGAAATAAACCCAAAACCTTTATTTAGTATTATTGCCATATATATTGCAAAGAGTGCCGCAGGCAGCGCGTGGCGGGTATCCAATCCCCCATGGCAGGAGGTTCAATTCCTCTCGCACTCCTCCCTTCGGGGAAAAAACAATGGAGTTCAATCCATGTCTGTAAACATCAAAAAGGGTATCAAGGAAATGAGCCAGAAGCTCGGCAAGTCCGAGGAAGAGCTCATCGCTGAAATGGCGAAGTTTGAATCCGATCTCTCGGCTATTTTCGACGATACCGAAGAGGTAAAGCAGGCCGCATTCAAGCAGCTTCGTGGCGCATACCGCGCACAGATGAAGTCGAATGCCAAGATGTTTGAGGGATTTTTCTTTGCTATGCAGCCTGTTCGTAATGAGAATGACTTTCCGATCAAAGAGGCCGACAAGGAGTTTAAGAAACTCTCCGACGAAGTTGGTCGTGAGGAGGCCGTCGCCCAGTGGCAGGGTCTCGGAAAGATGAATGAGAATGAACAGTATCTGTTCAATGCCGACAACACTACCGATGCAATGAAGTGGAAGCGTGGTAAGGTTATCGAGCGCTTTGTGCCTGTCAGGGAATGCTACGGTTTCTTCAAGGAGCCCGACGTCCAGGGGAGCAAGATCCGCTTCGGTATTGTGACCATGCGCCACGAGCCCGAGAAATTCATTCCAGAGATGCTCAAGGTTTATTCCTTCAGGGCCACTGGTAAACCCGAGAACACACCGCTCCGTCTGAATGGAACGTCTGTGACTTCTCTTACCGATACTGGAGTCACTATCGATTTCGACATCTTCGTTAAGATGATTGGACAGGATATGCCAAAGAATGTCAAGTCATTCGATGATGTCTACAATCTTGACAAGGGTGTCTGCAAGGTTCCCGAGAACCCAAGGTTCTTTATCACGAAGGCCACGATTTCTCGTCTAAACGTGACTGACAAACCCGATCTGAATATCGATTTTGCCGATATAACAGATCTTGTTGGTGACTTCGATCCTGTCTCGATGACAGTCTCCAAAGATCTCGGTGGTATTTATGAGAATGCCATTGGTATTGCAGTATATGCTCCGTATATCAAGACCAAGGACAATACTGCTGCAGGAAACCTTTACGGGTTTATCACTGCCGACAATGCACCGAAACCAGCGCCTGTTGCCAAGAAAGCAGCAGCAAAGAAGAACACCGATGAAAATTGGGAGTGAATTAATCAATGGCAAAAGCAAAGGATACTGACTGGAACAATGCAGATAACGGTGGAGAATCCACCGATGAATCTGCTGCCGCAGAAGTAGCGCTCAAAGGAACAGGAAAAATATCCAAAGCCTTGAAAGAAAATCTCATTCGAGACAAGGTAATGGAACTGAAGCGGGATAGAGATGACGACATCATGCCCGACTTCGATCTGGACAGTGCTCTTATGGATACGAGTAGCAGTAAGAAAGTATTTACTGTTTATGGACACAAGAATGACGCCAAGACTACGACTGCAATGGGAGTAGCAAAGAAGGGCGACAAGGTTGCCGTCCTGTCATTCGATTTGAAATCTGACCGTCCAACCGACCTCGATTTCATAAAGAAAAGCGGTGTAGATTACAAGGTTTTCAATGCTATCCTTTACCTTGACAAGTCAACGCCTGACCTGTATCAGACCACTGCCGAGAAGACCTATGTCTTCGTGCTGAAGCTTCTTGATGGAATCAAGGAGAAATATAAGCCCGATTGGGTAATCATTGACGGTTCTGAATTCCTGAACAAGATTCTTGAACAGGTAATGAGGAAGCGCAACGGCGTAATGCCGTATCAGGGAGTCGCTAACCAGAACATCTGGAAGGAGCGTACCCAGTATATCGATGATGTTCACAAGCAGGCCATGGACGCCGCAACCAAGGGAATTATGTATACGACGTATGTATCCAAAGATTCCGTGGTAAAGGACGGCGTAGTAGTTCAGCAGAAAGACATGCCGAAGTGGTTAGGCGATGTCATGTCGCAGACCGATGTCATCATTCGTGTTATCACCGACGTAAGTGGCGGTAAGACCGAATACAAGGCTGTCATTGAGTCCTCAAAATTCCCGAGGGAGTTCCCTCCAGGAGAATATGTAATCACCAACAAGCGTCTTTACGACGTAATCAACAAGTGAGTGACCAAGATGAAGATTGGTATCGACCAACTGAAACGGTTCATCGATATCGCGGGTGTGAATAAAGATGGTTTTGAAGCCATTGCTTCGGCTGGCACATTAACATCCAATGTAATGAACGACGACAGAAATGTTGTTGTTATCGTTGAGATGCAGACAAAAGCTGGCGACGAAGCAAAATTCCGCCTGCAAAGAGATATTTTTCTCAAATATCTCCGAAATATCGATGGTAAAATGGTCGATATGACTTCAGATGATACCCTTATCACTGTCGAGGGTGAGGATGTAAAACTCTTCATCCCTCAAGTGGTTTCTGCTATTACCGACAAAACCAAAAAGCCATTACCACAATCGATGAGTAACTGGGAAATGCAGTCAAGGCTTACTTTTTCCCCAGTTAAAATTAAAAAGATTTTATCGGTAGTGGATAATGTCGGTGAACGTGTTATTACCCTCGTGATAAGTGGTGGTAAAATCACGGCGAAGATAAAGAAAAGGGCGATTGTAAAAGATATCGGTGAAGTAACCGATGGTGAGACCGATTTTACTATTTCTTACCATATTGGTGCGTTCAACGATGCATTTCAGGGTGCTTTAGATAAACCTGTTTTTGTCACGATATATTCTCCGATAGAGAATGATCGCCCGCCTTCGTCGTTCAATTATTCATCTGGAGACTTATTGATCAGTGGACTTCTCGCCGATTGGAGGGAAAAAGAATGATTTATGAACATATGTTCACCGAAAAGTATCGACCAAAATCTCTCAAAGAGGTTATCGGGGGAGATGAGATTCGTGGTCTTTATGAAGGAATTATAAACGACCCATGGACTCTTCCTAATATTCTTCTATCAACTCGTTCTGCAGGTACTGGCAAAACGTCAATTGCCAAGGCAATCATAGCTGACATTGGTGCTGATAGTTTGTTTTTGAATGCTAGTGACGACAGGGGAATCAATACCATTCGAGAACAGGTAAAGGAATTTGCCATGACGCAGGGATTCACGCGCAATATTCCGAAGGTGGTGCATCTCGATGAGGCCGATGGTCTTACCAAGGAGGCCCAAGAAAGTCTTCGAAGCATCATGGAGCGGTATTCGTCAAACTGCAGATTTATATTTACCTGCAACAACGAGTCCAAGATTATTGAGCCGATAAAGAGTCGATGCATTCAAATCAGTCTCAATAAACCGCCGAAGGACAAAATCCATGAGAGACTTCGATTCATTGTAGATCAGGAAAGTATGAATATTAAGGATGAAGAAATTGATGATATCATCGAGTTCTTTTATCCTGACATTCGTCTGATGATTAATGAAATCGAATACCTGAAAACATTCGGAAAAAGCAACAGGCGTAATATTGCCGATGAAGTTTACGCTCTCCTGAAAAAGAGGAAGTTTACCGAGGCACGCAAGTTATGGATCGCTGAACAGACAAGCCCTCGTCTTCTTGTAAAGGAAATATTTACAAGACTAATGTCAGACGATACTCTTTCCAAAGAGCAGGTTGTTGTGGGTGTTGAATACGTTGCTGAAACGGATTTCAGAATAGCAATGGGTTCCGATGCAGAAATTACACTTGCCAACCTTACCATTAAGCTTGTTAGCGCCGTATTTAAGTAATAACAAGACAAATAATCATGGTGGAGAAACAATGACACGCAAACCATCCGACAATCTGCATGATTACATCAATATTTTGTATACCATGTCAAATACTGTTGAAAGACAGACCATTGCAGCGGTTGACGCGGATTTCTCCGATATGAAGGGTGAAGTTATCAAATCATTCCCCGATCAAGTTGCCGAACAGATAAGATTTATCAACGAACAGGCAAAGGCTGTTTTGGCACAACAGGGTAATGAGATGATAGAAGAAGATGATGAGGAATATTAATGGCAAGAGAAATGACTTTACGCTGCAAGGCAAAGAACTGTGACCACGACAGACTTGAAGGCCAGTTCCTTTTTCAAAAATGCCTTCGTTGTCCTGATTTCGAATTCGGCCCCAAAGGAAATGGTAAATGAGCATTTTAGTTGATCACGAAATACGTGATTTATGCAGAGATGCAGAACTGATATCTCCGTACTACGAAAGAAACATCAATCCAAATTCTTACGATATTACACTCGCAGACGATTTTGTCTGGTATCGTAAACCTGGCCTCGGAGAGCCAATGTTCATTGATCCATTTGATCGAAAGACTGTTGAACTTTGCGTAGTCGAAGAAAAAGCGCTGGCAATCAAAATTGGCCAGAACGAATTTGCTCTAGGACGGACAGTTGAAACAATCAACCTTCCTTCCAATATAGCAGCCGTTCTTATGGGCAAGTCATCGCTTGCACGACTAGGAATAACCATTCATCAAACAGGAGGATTTATCGACAGTGGTTTTAAAGGAACGCTCACACTTGAAATTGGAAATATCAACCCGAGGCATATTGTCCTCCACGCTGGAATGACTATCGGTCAGCTTGTATTCCACAAGTTACCAAATGCCCCTGACGTGACATATGGTGAAAAGAAAACATCAAAGTATCAGGGACAGATAGCACCGACGTTATCTCGTTACCATATGAATGAATGTATAAGGAGGTGAAACATTGCCGTTTGCTGGCTATACAAACTTTGAGGACTGTGTTCAAAAAGTAATGGCAAAGAAAGGCTGGAGCAGAGACCGTGCTTCAGCCTACTGTGCTGAAATTCAGCGTAAGACAGAGGGGAAGAGATGACATCCTCCCCTTTCGACGCTATGAAAAAAGTGGTCTATTCGAAGGACATGATTGATCCTGACCAGATCAAAGGGATTGAAGTTCTCGTCGCAAAAGCGCTGGGATTTATTGACCCCGATTCTGGCTCGCGGGCATCACAATATTGGGCTGTAATTGACCCTGACATCTACAGGGGATATCTTGCCTGTCAACTCGCGCGCCATGGACGAATGCCTTCATGGATTAAAAAGCCCCAGATGGAAAAACCAGATGAACTCGATAAATTGATAGATCGGTATTTCGAGCTTTATCCAGTTGACAAACGTCCAACAGGCAATGCATATATCGTCTTTCGAAAAATAGTTAACGATAACATTAAAGAATTCCTAATACAAATATGTGCTGAAGAGAAAGTCTTCAAGAAATTCAAAGTCGAAATAACGTCAGGCAATTCGACTTTGATATGAAAAGGTGATCGATTGATCAACATTGAGCCAATGGGCAAAGATTTCGTCATCTTTGGGAGAGATGGCGACGGTAAAAGATATCGGCGTGAAGTCACAGACTTCTTTCCCTACTTTTATGTTCCTAATGAACATGGCAAGTATGTATCACTTTACGGAGACAAACTTCGAAAGGTTGAAGTCAACCATCCTGCAGAAATCAAGAAACAGCGTGAGAACTTTCATAGGACTTACGAGGCCGATGTTTCATACGTCAATCGTTATCTTATCGACTCATTTAAGGAAATCCCACAAGAACCAGTACGATCCTGTTTCATTGATATTGAAGTAAGAGATGATGGTGCATTTCCTGACGTAACCAAGGCCGACAAAGAAATTTTGTCTATTTCCTGTTACGACAACTTCAATGGAAAATTCTACGTCTTTGTCACTGACCCGAACCACGAGGTAAACGAAAAGTCTCGTTACCAGTTCGAAGGCATTGATGTGCTGCAGTTTACTTTACCGAGGGAAGAGGAGCTGCTTTTAAAGTTCATTGAATTTGTCAACGATTTCGATTTTGACCTGTTCCTTGCATGGAATGGTGACGGCTTCGACTATCCTTACCTGTTTCACCGTATGCATCATTTTGGCATTAGGCCAGAGACATTATCACCAGTAGAAAAACTTGACTTCCATAGTGAGAAACCACGAGGCAGGACATGGCTCGATCTTATGCGAGCATATAGGAAACTATCGACGCATGAACTGGAATCCTATGGCCTCGACTACGTTGCCAATGACGAATTAGGTAGGGGTAAGCTCGGTAAGGGGAGCACAGGAACCGTCTATGAGCTTTACAACACTGACCTCGAAACCTTCCTGAAGTATAACATCAACGATGTATGGCTGATGGTCAAGATCGAGGAGAAGCGCGGTATTGTCGGCTATTTTGATTCTGTACGGAGATTGACGTTTTCCACCTGGTACGATGTATTTTTCAATTCTCGCGTGCTGGACTTTTATTTTCTGAAGAAAGCCAAGGAATATGGTTTTATCCTTCCGACCAAGCGGAATCTCGGCGATGACTATATTCCTGTTGAGGGTGCTCGGGTAATTCAGCCGACAGTTGGCATGAAGGAATGGATAGGCGTAGGCGATGTCAGGTCGCTGTATCCGACGGCCATCCTGACCTGCAATATGAGCCCCGAGACTCGTGTTGGCGTTACCGAGGCAGACAAGCCCTATGATGGCCCGTTTGTTAAGGTTGGCCCGACGGTTTTCAGAACCGATGTTCGTGGTTTTATTCCTCGCGTCGTTGAAGATGTATGGAATTTCCGTCAGGAACTGAAATCGAAAATGAAAGGTTATCCAATCGGAAGCCCAGACTATAACAAATACAACGACATGCAGACCGTGGCGAAGTTCCTATTGAATTCGATCTATGGTGTTATGCTTGCTCCATTCTTCCGTCTTTTTTCACGAGAGGTGGGGGCAGCCGTCACATATTTTGGCCGAGAGGCTAACATGTGGATGGAGAATGAAATCAAGAAAATCGGAGCTGATGTTATAGCAGGCGATACCGATTCGATTTTCTTTAAGATTAACAAGGAGAATGTTGATGATGCATCCAAGCTCGGAGAAGAAATTATCAACCACGTTAACGGAACTCTCGATTTCTTTTGCATCGATAAATTCGGCGATGCAAAATACAATCGAATGTATATCGAGTTTGAAAAGATCTATCGTAGAGTTCTTTTCGTCGGTGATGAAGATGGTATTGCGCTTAAAAAGCGCTATGCTGGTCTTGTCATCTGGAACGAAGGAACGCTGCCAGAACCCATCCTCGATGTCAAGGGGTTTGAGACAAAGAGAAGCGATACACCAAGTCTCTATCGAAAAATGCAGAAAGATCTCCTCTACGCTATCGTTTCATCCGACGACCAGGAGGAAGCACGAAAAGAAATTGTCGACTTAATCCGTAAGATGAAAAGCGATATTATCAACGGAGTTATTCCAGTAGAAGATATCGCCATTCCGAAGGGCATGAGCAAGCCCATTCACGAATACACAAAGAACGTCGGAGCGCATATTTATGGTGCGATATATTTCAACAAATTCTTCGGTGGTAATATCAAGAAAGAGAAAGTGAAATATGTCTATGTCACTCGTGCGCCTCTAGGACTACCACACACACATGTAATTTCTTTCGTCGATAAATGTCCTGAAGGATTTGAAATCGACTACGAGAAAATGGCAAATCTGCTCATCAATGATAAAATCAAGACGATTTTCTTCTCTCTCGGATGGAATATATCTGATATCGAGACGAAAAACAACACTTTGGAGAAATGGTTATGAGTAAAACTATCGTATTGCAGTGTGCTCTGTGCCATGGTACAGGCACAAAGGATAACGGAGCCCAATGTCTCTGTTATCTGTTTGGTGGGCCAATCAAGCGCTTTGACGGCGATCTTTGGGAGGTAAAGAACAATGACTGAAGATATGGTCGACGCAGTAATCGCCGCACGATATCTTAATAAGGGTGAGCGTGTTTGGGAAGACGTATGTAATAGAGTATCTACCTTCGTGGCCAACGATGAAGGACAGCGTGAACAGTTCTTTGAACTCATGCTAACAGGAAAGTTCCTTCCCAATTCTCCGACGCTTATGAATGCAGGAACTGATATTGGTCAATTATCAGCCTGCTTCGTCTTACCTGTTGATGATGATATGCAGGGAATTTTCGACGCTGTAAAGTGGACGGCCATGATTCAT